TTAGAAAAAATTTCGTTAACCACAAAATTTTTCGTAACATTATTTAATTGAATCAGCATTTACTTTCTCCTTTCTTTATATTTTATCCTTTTTCTACATTTATTATATAAAACTACTATATTATTTATATTTAACTAAAATATTATATCACGTAAAGGTAAATTGATAAAGTCAAAAACCTAAAAAAGCATAAATATAGCATATTACAAGCTTATTAGAACACATTTCTTAACTACTGCAAAATATTGGGAAAACAAAGGAAATTAGCGACCATTTAGATGGTTTTTCCCTATTTTTTCCCCATAGAAAAAAGCCCCCATTATCGAGGGCTTTAATTTTTATCTTGTATTGTGAAGTAAATTCATTGTAAATTCTTCTTTGTTGACAACATTTTCATAATCGCTAAGATAAAATTGATAATCTTTGTCTTGATTTTCAAAATTTACTTGAAATACTAATTTGTTAAAATCTTCTTCTTTAACGTTAGATAAGTGGCTTTTTAGTTCTTCTACTGAATAAACTGTAGTAACATCATTGATTTTATCTTCACTCCAATAAGATACACAAGCCCCATCCTCTAACACTAATTCATTTACAATTGTTATCATTTTCCCATAGTTTGTCATGTTTATTTTCTCCTTGTATTCGTATAATTTTTTCGCAATCTTTAAAGTCATATTCTCTAATGCATATTTACCATTTCTATAATTTTGGATAACACTTAATGTAATCCCAGTATCTTTAGAAATTCTGTAATCTGTAACATCGCTATTTAATAATTCTTCTATTTCTTTAATTATTTTATCCATTTGTACACCTCTATATAAAACTTAAAACTATTGAAATTATTGTTGCTATAATTCCCATTACTAATATCACCATTTGTATTTTTTGTATTTTTTCTTTTTTCATGGTATAATGTGAATAACGTAAGGTACTTGGGTTTTTTGTAAACCCCGTTCCCTTTTTGATTTTAGAAGATTTTCGCAATTAAATCTATCAGAGATTTTATAATCTGTAATACCGCTAATATTATAGACAATCTGATTAATTTAATTTGTTGTAAGTCTTCTTTTTTATTTTTTAGTTTCTTACGTTTATTCACTGTTTCACCTCCTTACATTTATTATTATACCTTATATAGAGTATAAAGTCAATAGTTTTTATGAACTTTTTTAATTTTTTAACGGAAATTTTTAAAACTTGCTATATCAATGGAAATTATGCATAAAAAAAAGCCCTACCAATTAAGGTAGGGTTTTTCAACTATTAGGGAGTAATATGAAATCGTTAAGTATGGCACTTAACAAACTTAATTATACCATATGAAATGGCCATAATTAAGTTATTACTCACATTCAGTTAAATATTTGTCTTCGATCCATTGGTCAGAGTCTTTATAATTTACACGGCTCCAACCGTCTTTTTTCTCGTAAACTCGTACTCTTGTACCAGCAGCGACAAACTCTTTATCTTCACTATCTAGCGATGGTTGGCTTTCTAAGTAGTAATCGATTGATACTGTTGCTTCATAATAAGCTTGCTCTCTTTTTGGCAACTCAACATCTTCATCCAGGATAGATTTTTCAACTACTTCAGCAACATCTGTAGTATCTCCAATTTCTATTTCACCGCTTCTTAGTTTCTTAATTCTATCGATGAAATAAGCTTTACAATTTTGAGTTCCAGCCCCATAATAAGCACCACCATTCGCATGTAATTCCATTGAACGGTGTGGACACGCTGTAGGACTAAACTCGTGGTGTAATCTTACAGTATCTTCATTTACTGGCAATCCATAAGACTCTAACAACTCACCAGCAATCATAAGCGCTGCATCTTCGTTAGCAATGAAATCTTCATCAGATGCGCTCATTGATTGACAAGCTTCAATCCCAATATAATTGGCGTTCCCCTCGTAAGTTGCTGTGTGCCACTCTTGGTAATTTACTGGTTGGAATACAAACGTATCGTTTCTATCAACGTAATAAGCAGCAAACCCATTAGCAAGAGTTCCATTATTTACTCTATCACGTAAAAAGCCTTCGTATTGGCGGGCGCTGTTACCTCCTGCATCATTGTGTAAAACTATTCCTCGTATTGAGTTTTTAGGTGGTGCAAAATAAATCCCTTGTTTGAAATATGAACTATAAATATCAGCCATGTTGTTGTTCTCCTTTTAATATAATTATTCTTTTGGTTTTTCATAAGTTAGCGCTTGTTCGCTATCACTGAAACCTTGTGTTGTAGGATCGTTAACTATCCCTAACAATCCAAGTAATAAAAAAACAGCATCGACAACATTATTAATGTTGGTGCTGAATAATTCTGTATTTAGGTTATAACCAAACAATACAGATACTTGCTTCACTAATAGCAATAGACCAGCTATAAATGCTATTACAAAGCGTTTATTCTTAAAACGTACTTTCCAATTTATCATTTGTTCCACCTCCTTTCCTAATTTGTCGGCCATGCGTCGCTCGTTAAATATGAGATAGAGCTTACTCGTATATCTCCAATATCTCTATCAGTTGGTACAGGGTCTGTAAACTGGAATCTTAGTTGATTATAGTCTCCATTTCCACCTAAATACCATGTTCCATAAGAAACGCCTTTATCATTATATATATTACCAATAAGTGAAGCTTCAGCTCTATATCCTGTTGGAATCCCACCATTTTGAATAATATAACAATTTCGTTCTCTATCAGAACCCTGTAGAACATATCCTGCTCCACCACGTCTGACTATCCCGAACCAACCCCATGAAAGCCCGCCAAATTGATAAGATACAACATTGTTAACACGTCTTATTTTGACAAATGAGTTACCTAGTTTTGATACAGAAGGAAGTATTTTCCACCCAGTATCACCAATCAGAACCTCCCAGCCAGTGTTTCCTGTTCCAGTTTTCTTTATCCATTTTAAAGCACCGTTAGTTACCGCCTCGTCAACATATGTCGTTCCAACAGGTGCTGTAACTACTCCATTCGGCATTCCTCGTCCATGAATTTCCCACTGTTTCGCTTCTAGAACTTTTAAGCGGTTGTCTAGTTCGGTTGTGTTTCCTGTGTTTCCGGTGTTGGTTGGTAAATATCTTTGAATTGTTTTATTTGTGATTAATTCAATATTATCACTATCTCCAAATTCATAATCAGGAGTATATCCTTCTGGAATTGCTTTAGCTAACGTATATAAAGCTAAATCTAATTCAGTGAAAGTAAAATGACCTCTGTAAATTTTACGTTCATTAGCATTAACGAATACTCTCCCGTATAATGTATCATCACTTTTACTTCCTTTTGCTATTTGTGAATATTCACGAGCGTTGTTAAATCCTGTAAAGTAAAAGGGAGAATCTGCTTTATTTAATTTAAAACTTATCTCTCCTTGTAAGTTTTCTATTTGTTTTTTAGTTGCAAAATCATTAGTGTCAACATTCCCACTAGATGTTATATAATCTTGATAATTTCTATTTGTTAGAATGTCAACACGTTGATTTTCATCTTTATAGTTATAATTATCCGGAAAAATCTTAGCTAATGTATACATCATATCTTTAAAATTTGTAAAACCATTTTTACGGTACACTTTAGTTTCTGTTGCGTTTTTGTAGATATCTCCTATATATGTTTCTTTAGCTTCTTCGCTAAGTCCTGTTGTTACTTCATTGAAATATTCTTCAACACCTTTTTCATTTGTTGAACTTCCCAAAACACCACGGGTTGCACTTACAAAAGTATCTAAATCAACGTATTTCTCTTGACCTTCTTCATTTAAGAAAGCCTTTCTAAGTTGTTCTTTAGTAACGAGGTTGTCAACTGTTGGTTGACTGTTCCTAAGTTCGTCTAACTGTTCTTTAGTAGCAAGTCCGGATATGTCTTGATGTTCAGTTAAGTAATTCTTATTTCTTAATTCATTTTTAGTTATATAATCAGTTAACGGTTGGTGTTCCGTCAAATAATGCTTATCCTCTAATTGTGTAGTTGTTACAAAATTAGAAGTATCTATATTAGCTGTTGTTGGTCTGTCTTCTAGTTCTTTGATTTTACGTTTAATCTCGCTATCATCATAGCTTGATGTCACTGGTCTGTTCTCTAGTTGTGTAACTTTATTTTCAACAGCTTCAACAGCTTTCTTTGTAGCTAAGTTTGATATATCCTGGTGTTTAGTCAAATAACCCTTTTCAGTCAACTGGGTTTCTGTAACGTAACCATTAAGTGATTGATGTTGGGTTAAATAATTTTTACCTTCCAGCTGGGCTTCAGTGACATATCCAGCTAAAGACTGGTGCTGGGTTAAATATCCCTTTTTCTCAACTTTTTCAACTGCTTTATTTACAATTGTTTCAGTGTTTGGAATTTCAGTCTTTAAAGCACGTTTTTCTAATTCTGTTGTTGTTGCCAGATTAGTAATGTTAGGTATATCGCTTTTTAAAGCATACTTTTCATTCGCTTGGGCTTCTGTTAGGAATTTACTACCTTTTTCAATTTCCTTAATAGCATTGTCAAAGTCTTCTTTAGTAAGTACATCCACCCTATCAACAATTAGTCCATGTGCATAGAAACGCTCTTTTAATGGCAATTGTTTAGCTTTGTCAATCTCTGAAACCCTAACATTAAATTTAAACCTAAATATATCAGCATCTCTTACTTCTTCGTTTACATAAATGAAACAAATTACTTTTTCGTTT